CTGCCAACAGACGACGACATTCTAGGTGGCATCCCTTCCACAACCCGCCACATTCTTGAAGATCAAGCATTCGTGGAACGCATCTCTCCTTTCGATATCCTCATCGACCCTGAAGCGACCTGCATGGAAGACGCGCGATGGATAGCGCAACGAATCGTTAAACCCCTTTCCGAAGTTAAGCGAGACAAACGCTTCCGCCAAGGTGTGCGTCAGGCTTTGAAGCCCGACGCTGGACTAAAAGTACGGTGGGAAAACGACCATGAGCGCGACCAGTACTCTGACCTAACAGACAGAGTAACGATCTTCGAATACTACGACCTTGAGGCTAATACCCTGTCTGTATGCGCTGAAAACGGAGAAGACTACCTTCTGGATCCAACTCCGATGCCGTACAACTATGGTCATCCCTTTGTGATGCTACGAAACTACGACATCCCAGACATTTTCTACCCGATGGGTGATGTTGAATCGATCGAATCTTTGCAAGAAGAGTTGAATAAAACTCGGACGCAAATGATGAACCACCGTAAACGGTATGCCCGCAAATACCTTTACCACGAACGCTCCTTCGGCCCCCAAGGCCGTGAAGCCTTGGAGTCCGAAGACGATGGGCGGTTTGTTCCCGTTATCGACGAGAACCGTTCGTTGGGTGAGGTGGTTGTACCGATGCCTCAGGTGCCATTGGCCCCTGAGATTTACAACCATTCGAACATTATCGAAGGCGATATCAATACTGTTTCGGGTGTGTCTGAGTACGCTCGTGGTTCTATGCCAGAGATCCGTCGTACTGCGACGGAGGCTGCCATAGTTGCTGATGCTGGTAACGCCCGCGCGTCTGACAAACTCGCGATGATTGAACTAACAATAGGCGAGGTAGCCCAACGAGTCATCCAATTGATGCAGCAGTACATGACTCAAGCCCAAATGGTTCGAATCACAGGTAAAGATGACCAAAAGTTTTACGTCGCGTACGAACGGGACGACATTCTCGGAGAGTTCGATTTCTCCGTTGAGGGTGGATCTACCCAGCCGATGAATGAGACTGCCCGTAGGCAGGAAGCGATTTCTTTAATGAATGCTGTGGCACCGTTGGTGGGAACAATTATTGATCCCGCTGAGTTGGCTCGCCACGTTTTATCGTTTGGTTTTGGGGTAAAGAACCCTGAGAAGTTTATTATGCAGCAACAACCACCTGAAATGGGTGCTGGCCCTGAGGGCGCACCCCAAGATCCGATGGCTGCTGGGGGGATGCCTCCTCCTCCGATGGAGGGAATGGGTGCGCCGCCGATGGGCGGCGGAGGTGCGTTTGAAGCAACTGGCGGGGTTCCGCCAGAGTTGATGGCGCAGATGCAAGGCCAGATGGGCCTTGAGTTGCCCAACATGTAATGGGACACACAAATCTCTACTAATAGGAACACCCGAAAGGATTCCAAATGGAAACAAATGAAACTACGGGACTGGACACCAGTAACCCTTCCACTTCAGAAGGCTCAAACAACAAAATCTATACTATCAAAGTTGATGGTGAAGAACAAAAGGTTTCGTTGGATGAACTTCAAAACGGTTATCAACGACAAGCGGATTACACCCGTAAGACGCAAGAGTTGGGCCGTGAACGCGAAAGATTGGCTCAAGGTGAAGCAATCGTTCAAGCATTAGAGTCCGATCCTCAGGGAGCAATCACCGCTTTAGGTGACGCTTTTGGGATCAGCATGGGCAACGGGAACGTCGGCACGGAAGATCCGTACGAGGAACTCGACCCAGAAGAAACACGCTTGCGACGTATGGAATCATCCATTGAAGAACAAAACAAAGCGTTAAGACAGCAAAACTTGCAAAAGGAACTGAACGGGTTACGAGACAAGTACGGAACAGACATTGACGAGAACGCCTTGTTCTCTCACGCCTTGAAAAACGATATCGGGAATCTAGATGCTGCTTTCACCCATATGAACTACGGTTCAATGGCTGAACAGGCTAGGAATTCTGAAATTATTGACGAGAAACGTGCTGCCAATGTGGTGTCGCCTACAGGCGGAACTGCATCGGGAAGTGTCGATCGTGCTGCTGGTGCCATATCTTCGGTTCGTGATGCTTACATGGCTGCTATCAAGCAGTCTTAACCAACAACTATGGAAAGGTAAATTAGCATGGCTGGAAACTCCAACTTTGACGAAATTCTGTCAACCACGCTTAATAACTACGTTCCGAAGTTGACGGATAACATTTTTTCGGCTCGCCCGCTGTTTTACGCGCTTACCAATGGTCAAACCATTCGGCGTGTAAGCGGGGGTGCAAAAATTGTTACTCCGATCATCTACGGACTAAACTCATCTGCCGCATCGTACGCAGGTTCAGAAAACCTGAATATCGATGCTCAGACTGGCATTTCTGCTGCTGAATTCGTTTGGAAACAGTATGCAGCAACCGTTACCATTACTGGTATCGAAGAAGCCAAAAACAATGGCGAAGCAGAGATTATTGACCTCCTTGAGGGCAAAATCATGCAAACCGAAGAAACCATCATCGAAAACATGAACACCATGCTTTGGGGTGACGGTACAGGCAACTCAGGAAAAGACTGGGATGGCATCGCCAAACTTGTTGATTCTACTGGTGTCGTCGGCGGCATTGATCCTGCTGGTTCGGGTAACGGGTGGTGGGCTTCTACGGAAACCGCCGCTACGGGTACACCTGCCAATTTGACTTTGGCTCAAATGTCAACCCTTTACAACGATGTTTCTGTTGGTAACGACCAACCGACCATCGTTATGACAACCCAATCAGGTTACGAGGCTTACGAAGCATTGCTTCAGCCTCAACTACGGTACAGCGACTCTTCTGTTGCTGATGCTGGGTTCCAGAATCTACTATTCAAGGGCGCACCTGTGACCTTTGATGATTCTTGCACCAGCGGCAGCATGTATATGCTTAACACTAAGTATATTCGTCTTGTTGCTCACTCGGATGTTTGGTTCAAACCAACTCCATTTGTGCGGCCTACAAACCAAGATGCTCGTTTTGCACAAATCTTGTGCTACGGCAACTTGACCGTAACTAACCGCTCCCGTCAGGGCAAATTGACTGGCATCGCTAACGCTTAATGCCAACTAGTTTAAGCGGGGGGCAGCAGAAACTGCCCCCCGCTTGAGCCTCTAAGGAACTTATGACCAGAGTAAACGCTGTTGCTTACAATTCAAATGCTGTTCTCGCGGGTACATCAAACGGTGTGGCTGTCGGCCAAAGCCGTCATGGACACGGGAAGAACGCTGTGCAAGTGGCTGGTGTTTCTCTCTGGGAAGATATTCCTGAACCTACGGGTTGTTTAGCGACAACCAACAAGGGAACCCCGTGCAAGGCTGGGCCTGTTAAAGGCACTAGTTTGTGTGTGGGGCATACCCGTCAGGCGGCAATGTAATGTCGATGACGATCAAAGAGATGCGTGACCAGATCCGTAGTGTCATCGATATCGATACATCCGATATTAGCGACATAGTTTTAAACACGATGCTGGGTCAAGGTTACGACACGATTATTTACAGCGAAAAATGGTGGCCTTTTTTCGAAAAAGCGTTGACTTTCACTACTGTTGACGGCACTTCAGATTACTCTCTTACCACCATAGGTGGTGCGACTACGATACGAGAAATATCTTCTCTCCGCACCGATGACCACGTTCTTCAGTACGTTGGTCGCGATGGTGCCGACAGTATGTATCCTTTGAACTCTGCTTCTAGCGGCGTACCTTACGAGTGGAGTTCTTGGGACGATACAATCCGTTTTTACCCGACACCAGACTCAAGTTCCTTAACGGTTTATGTCCGTTGTATGCGGGAACCGTCTGCTTTCGGGGCGACGAGTGGTGATGGAACCACTCCCGACCTCCCTGATCCTTTTCACGCTATTCTCGTGACCTATGGTTTGGCTCGTGTTTATTTGCAGCAAGAGGATCCGCAGATGGCGCAACAGTACCAGCAACAATTTGGTTTGGAATTGGATAACATTTCTCGCAGGTTTGCTGACACTCCTGCTCCTCAACCAATGATTTTGAATTCGCGCTTAGGTAGCCGTTTCGGGGGATGGCGAACACGTTTCGCTTCTACTGGGGGCATACGGTGGTAACTTCGCATGGCCTCACGTAACTTTAGTCTTTTAACTTTAAACACGTTCTCTGGGGGACTGAATTACAGGGCAGATCAGTTTGATCTTGCTAATTCTGAGTCTCCTGATTTAATGAACGTTTCCGTTGACCCGCGTGGCGGGGTTTCGATGCGTTCTGGTGTGGATCGTCGCAACCCAACTGCTTTGGGTGGCGACGTTAAAGGTATTTGGGGGTTACATACCGATAACGGTACCCATCAGGTACTCGTCAATCATGGAACAAGCGTTTCGTATTCCGCGTCTACTGATTTTACTGATTTAACAAACATTACAGCGCGTACAGACGGATCGAGAGTGTACGGGGTGACGTTCAATAACGTGGCCTATGGCGTTTCGTACGATAAGCCGTCCTTCAAATGGGATGGTGTCAACGACGTTGACTTGGGTTCGGCTACGGATGGTACTGATCTGAATATGCCTCAGGCGCAGTATATCGCTGTGTGGAATAACTTTGTGTGGGTGGCAAATACATACGAGTCTGGTACGGGTTTCAAAAGTCGGTTGCGTTGGTCTAATTTGAACGATGCACAAAAGTGGGCTAATTCGGATTACGTCGATATAGACATCGGCGAATACGGTGATTATATTACGGGTCTAGCCGCTCACGGTGATCGACTAGTTGTTTATAAGGCAAACAGTACTTACGCTGTTTTTGGTTTCGATTCCGATTCGTTTCAGGTAGTTCCTGTATCGAATGCTGTGGGTTCAATACCTCTGTCCTCTCCCGTCTCGACCCCATACGGAGTGTTTTGCTGGTCGGCGCAAAGCGGTGTCCATCTTTACAATGGAGAACGCTTCACTTGGGTTTTCGATAAGATTCAACCAGCCATAGAGGAAGGGAAAATAACTTTCGTTAACCCTCCCCAGTTGGCTTGGCACGATAACAAAGTCTATGTCTCTGTGGATTGGACAGAGGAGTTGGTAACCACTCGACGAGTATTTATCTACGATCCTTCTTTAGGGAAACAAGGAGCGTGGGTTGTTACAGATATTGACGCTGGGCCTTTGTTGACGTTCCGTCCACCGAATTCAACTGAGTCTCTACTCGCTGGATGTGTCACTAATACGGGTTCAGTTGTTGACTTGCATGCTGGTCATGACCGCATATCGGATAGGTATCTGGGGTCTACGGAAAGCCATATCGAGTCGCATTTTACTACTTCGTGGGTTTCGGGGAAAAATCCTGTCGTTAAAAAGCGGTGGGGGAAACCTCGGATGGTCACGTTGGCTGAGGCTTCTTTGACTTTGAAAATCAAAGTTTATAAAGATTACGATAATGCTACCGCTTCTAAAGAGTTCGATCTGGTTGTTGCGGGACGCGAGGGTGCCGCTCTTTGGGGTACTGCTACTTGGGACTGGGATGGTTCTAATACTTCCGCTGGTACCACCGATGGTGACATGGTGTGGGAGTCGGAAGCATCTTCGACCGTAACTGATGTGAAACGTATGCCCACACTTGGGACGGCGAGGGCAGTAAGTATGAGAATCGATGGCCCTGCGGTGAACGCTTCATGGTCTATGAACGCTTTGGCGTTCACTTATGTGCCTAGACGGCTAAGGTAAATATGGCAAATCTAGTTATCTCCAATTCGTTTTCATCGGGAACTGCGGCAGTTGCTTCCGATGTGAACCAAAACTTTACAGATATTGCGACTTGGGTTAATTCAAG